TCACCGGGGAATTCATCGGCAAGGACGGACGCATCCGGGTTCATCCGGACGGTCGCTTTGAAATCGTCGTCGAACCCCGCACCTCCAAGTAAGCCATGAACACTTTCATCGATTGGTTTGCCGCCCAAAGATTTCGTAACTTCGGTGCGGCTGAGTTCACCAGCTACTTTGCCCGCGAGCGTAAGGGTGTGAAGAACAGCCTGCCTCCACGCCGCATCTGGAAGAACATCGTGCCCGCACTTCGCATCGTGGACGAGCTTCGTGACTCGTTCGGCAAGTCATGCCGTATTCTGAGCTCCTACCGATCGCCCGACTACAACAAGGCGATCGGGGGAGTATCATCCAGTCAGCATCTTGAGTTCACCGCTCTCGACATCGCATTCGACGGCATCAGCCCACAGCGTGTCTATGACCGGCTGCTCGAATGGCGCAAGGCCGACAAGTTCACCGGCGGTCTCGGCATCTACCCATCGTCCGGCTTCGTCCACATCGACACGCGGGGGCGCAATGCCACCTGGAAAGGCAAATAAGTCATGGCACGCGGACTCTTCATCACCGGCTTCACGATTTCCGAGGTGCTCGCCATCCAGTCGCGGGCGAAGGAATTTCTCATCGAGGGCAAGACTCTCATGACCTGGAACGAGGCGGGCAGCTCTGCCACCAAGCAGTTCACCATGCCCATCGATCAGGTGCTTGAGGAATGCGCCCACGCGCTGCGGATTCTCGACCCAGCCACTTACGGCAAACCTCGCACCGTCGCCGTGTCGCAAGTCTCCGGATACCTGCCGAAATGAATCCGCTCAAATCCTTCGCCCTCAAATGGCTGCCGCCGGTTCTCGTCCCCAAGGCATGGGGATCACCCTTCGAGTCTGCCAACTGGTCGTCTCGCCGTGGATTGGTTCCGGGGTTTGCACCCACGGACGCTCGGCACGAACTCACGCCAGGGGTGCGCTCGGAACTCGTCCGCAAGTCGCGCTACCTCCACAAGAACTCGGGCTTCGTCCGCGAACTGGTCGCCAACATGGCCATCTACTCGACCGGCGACGGCATCCGCGTGCAGGCCCAGTCGGCCGGTCCAGACTGGAACCGCGCCGCCGAAGCCTACTTCGCCCTGTGGTCGGCCCGCTGCGAGGTGACTCGCCGATTTTCCTTCGAGGAATGCCAGGCGCTCGTCTGCCGGGGCATCGACATCGACGGCGAATACTTCGTCCACAAAACCCACGACGCCGAGGGAGAACCACGCATCCAGTTAATCGAATCCCACCGGATCGGCGACCAGTTCGGCTCCAGGGAAACTCTCGATGGCGTCGGTCTCGATGCTTGGGGCGCACCGATCTTTTACCGCGCCTTGGAAGATAATGGCAGTTCCCGCGATCTATCATCCGCCTCGATGCTCCATATCCACGAGCCGGAATGGGCGGGTGGCGTGCGCTCGCATCCGACGATCCAGCATTCGATCAACCACGTCCTCGATGAGATCGAGCTGTTGGCGCTGGAAAAACATGCGGTGAAGGACAACGCCGATATTTCTCGCGTGCTCAAAACCGCCCGTGGCGAACTTGATGACAATGGCGATTTCGTGGTCGGTGGCGCAGCAGGTGGCAATGATCCAAGCGATCCAATCACGCTCCAGAAGATCGTGGGCGGCAAGCTGGTTGCGCTTAAACCCGACGAATCCATCGAGAGCTTCCAATCCAACCGCCCGTCTCCCACCTTCACCGGATTCCTGGAGCATCTACGGCGCGACTCGGCTCTTGGAGTGATCCCGTTCGAATTCGCGGCGGATTCCAGTAAGATCGGCGGGGCAGGCGTGCGCTTGATCGTCGCCAAAGCCGACCGCCGGTTCTCCTTCCGCCAGATGATCCTCGAACGCCGCCTCATCAAACCGGTGTGGACCTACGTGATTGGAGACGCGATCAACCGGGGACTCCTGCCGCCCATCGAAGGCTGGTGGAAAATCTCCTCCGTGCCGCCCAAGCGTGTGACCGTGGACGCCGGACGGGAAGCCCAGCAGAACCGTGCGGACGTGGAAATGGGGCTCAAGACGCTATCAGACCACTTCCAAGAACTCGGTGCTGACTTCGGCGAGGAAATCGAGCGCCGGGCCAGCGATGCGAAGCTCATTCTTGAGACGGCGGCAAAACACGGCGTGCCGGTCGAGATGCTCTGGAAGCCATCAGGCTCTCCGTTGACACCTATGCCCGAGCGTGAACTCGCTCCTCCTGCAAAATCGCGAATGGCTGATCCAGCCTGATGCACTTCGGTCGATGATCGCTGCGGCGGATTCTTTCCGTGCGCTCGGCAATCCAGTCGTCCGTGACCCAGCATCCAGCTCTCTGCTATCCGTTGAAGATGGAGTGGCCACGGTATCAATCAACGGCCCCATCATCCGCAAGCCCGACATCTTCGCCCGGGTGCTGATGGGCGCGACCGACTCCGAGGAAATCGGAGCTGCAATTCAAGAAGCCGCTTCGCGTCCCGACATCAAAGCGGTGTTTTTGGACATCGATTCTCCAGGTGGAACCGTGGCCGGCACTCCAGAGCTAGCTGCGGCCGTCTCCGCCCTCGATCAGAAGAAGCCAGTCTATGCATTCTCCTCAGGGCTGATGTGCTCGGCTGCCTACTGGGTGGCATCACAAGCCCGTGCCATCTACGCCACGCCCTCCGCACAGGTGGGCTCCATCGGCGTGGTGCAGGCGGTGGTGGATAGTTCTGCCGCCATCGACAAGGCAGGCATCAAGGTGGAGGTGTTCTCGGTAGGCAAATACAAAGCGATGGGCGCACCCGGCACCGCACTCACCGATGACCAACGCGAACTGATCCAGTCCAACCTCGCAGAAATCGCCGTCGAGTTCCATGATGCCGTGCTTTCCCGTGGTCGGGCGATTCCCGCTGAGGCCATGGAAGGCCAGACTTTTAGCGGCAAGCAGGCCCAACGCCACAACCTCGCAGGCATGGTTCCCGACTGCGCCGAAGCGATGCGCCGCCTCAAAGTTTATCACACCTCGGTTGACACGAAATCACGGGCGATGACTACCGCACTCGAAGACCAACTCCTCGAAGCCCGCACGCAGGTCGATGACCTCACACGGGACCACCAAGCCCAGACCGAACTGCTCAACGAAGCATCGACTCACGTCGAATCGCTGCGCGGTGAAGTGGAGCTACTTGCCGCTGAAATCGACACGCTCAAAGCAGAGTGCGACGAGGCGAAAATCCAATCCGCCAACCTGATCACGCAACGAGATTCCGCAGGCACGCATCTCGTCACGTTGCAATCCCGGGTCATCGAACTGGAAGCGTCCCAGGTGAATTTCGACCGCAAGCTGCAACTCGAAGTCGCCCGCGTCGTTGCCAGCACCGGCACCACGATGCCCGCCCGCGTCACCCCAGCAGGTGACACCACCCAGGCCGCCGATCTCCACTCGCGCTTTGCCGCCATCACCGATCCCGCCGAGCAAACCGTCTTCTGGCGCAAGCTCACCCCCGAACAACAAGCCCTCATTCTCAAACACCAAGCCTGATAACTCGCCATGTCCAACACCCTCACCAACGTCAAAGACATCAAGGTCGCGCAACGTGCGCTCATGCCCTTCATGTCGAACCTCCTGCCGGTCACGGCATTCTCCACCGACTTCAGCCCGCTGCCCGCTGAGAAACTCGACACCATTCGCGTCCCACTCGTTGGTGCGCCCAGCGTGTCGAGCGACTTCACCGGCGACTACTCGGCCAACGCGGATGCCACGGTCACCGTCGTGCCAGTCACGCTCAGCCGCCACAAATACAAGACCGTCCATGTCACCGCCAAGGAATCCGCCGAGGTCTCCCTCAACGTGCTGGAAACTTTGGTGGAAGCTGCCGCCCAGCAACTCGCCCAAGACGTGCTGGTGGACATCTTCAGCTGCATCACCGCCGCGAACTTCGGTGCTCCCGGCATCGCTGCCCTGGCTCCCACCGCCTTCGATTTCAAGAAGGTGCTCGGCCTGCGTGAAGCTTGCGGCAATGCCAAGATGCCGCCCAACCCACGTTCGCTGGTGCTCGATTCCGGATACTACACCAACATGCTCGCCGACGACGTGGTGGCCAAGAGTTTCAACCTGAACCTCAACGCCCCGGCCGTCACCGAAGGCATGGTCAAACGGATCGCCGGATTCAACCTCCACGAAACGACGCTCATCCCGTCGGATCACGCGGAAAAGCTCGTTGGCTTTGCGGCTCATTCCAGCGCCGTCGCCGTGGCCATGCGCTACCTCCAGCCGGTCGCCGACTACCAACAAGCCGGTGCCGTCACCGATCCAACCACGGGCATGACCTTCGGCTACCTCCGCTTCACCGACACCCGCTCCAACAAAATCTTCGTCACCTTGGAATGCCTCTACGGCTTCTCGGCAGCCAAGACCGACGGACTCAAGCGCATCGTCAAACCCTGAGCCATCCTCTTGCGGATGTGGATCGTGGGCACCCTCTCCGGGAAACTGGAGGGGGTGTTTTTGTTTAAAGTCTGCACAGCAGGTAAAGCAGGGCTTGACCTGTCGCGCAAATTTCAAACATCGCGCTGACCAAACCTCACGGCGAGCACTGGTGCCGACTCAACTCGCGCCTCCATGGCCTCAATGTCCGCACCCTGCGTTCTTCTCCATGTGGGGGCCCGGCCAACGTCCCGATCTGGCCATCGAATCCTTCCAGCGGGCAATCGAGCGGGACCAGTCCGTCACTTCGCCATAACGGACGATTGTCGGTCTCCGAATGTCTACTGTGCCACTCTAGCCCCTTTTCCAGCCTTCCGGTCATCCAATGAGCTTTCTCAGTGACCCTCATCCGTAAAAGCAAATTCATGACAATGAGCTTGCAGAAGAGTCAATGCCCCATACCCTTTGCCCATAATCCAGCCTGCGAAGACGCTAACGATTTGAAGGAAAAAAATTCCCCGTTTGAAACTTCCTTGCTCTTTGGGGGCCGGTTTCTAGGGTTTGTAGACGATATGGATAAAAAATTAGAAAAAACGATGGTCGGTTTAGCCGGCGAAATGCGTGTCTGTTCGGAATTATTGAAGCGTGGCTATCAGGCTTCCATCACATTCGGCAACGCAAAGGCGACTGACATTGTGATCGTGGGCGAGGGCAATCGTTTTCTGCGGGTCGAGGTGAAGACCAGTCGGAATGGGAAAAGATTCGTGACTGGCTACTATCCGAAATACACGGATCCGAAGAAAGTCCATCCAGATATCTGGGTTTTCTACCTTCCGAATCCCGTCCTTACGAACGGGGATCGCTTTTTCATCGTCACCCACGAGGAGGTTGGAAAAATTCAGTTGATCGTCAACAAGGGTAACAAGACTTTACTAGGGCAGGGCTGCGACAACATTCCTTTGAAGTTATTAGAGGAGAAGGAGGTCGAAGACAACTGGGGAATCGTCAAGAATTTACTTCCAAGATAAACGACGAATTAATCTAATTCTTAATCGGCATCAGAAAATCTTTCCTAATTCCATGATTTTTCCGCGAATCCAATGCTTTATGGTCATGGCACTCATGGCTACAATGTTGTCCGCTTTCGCGGGCACAATCACTGCCAATTTCACCTCGACGGGTACGGTTCCTGTCACGGCCTCGTCCTACACCGCGACGGGTAATGACGTGAATTTGTCTCTCGGATTTGCTCCGCCAATAGGTACGAATCTCACGGTAGTGAATAATACTGGCATTGGTTTTATTAACGGAAAATTTAGTAATCTAGCGCAGGGGCAAGTGCTCAATTTAATTTACAATAGTAGTATATACAGGTACGTTGCTAATTATTACGGTGGCACAGGTAATGATTTAGTTCTGCAATGGGCCTATCAGAATCTGGCTGCATGGGGTTTTGGTTACGACATTGTTCCTGCGAATTTGAACCAAAGTGGGGTTTTAGTAGGAAAAACCGTTGTGCGTATGGTGGCGGGCCAAGCTCACAGTCTAGCGATTTGCTCCGACGGAACCATTGCGGCGTGGGGATGGAACTCTTCTGGTCAGCTTGGTAACAATAGTATGAGTGACAGCCGTCTGCCGGTTTTGGTAGATCAAAGTGGTGTTCTAGCAGGAAAAACCGTCGTTTCCATTGCAGCGGGGGGATCTCATAGTCTCGCGCTTTGTTCAGATGGGACGATTGCCGCGTGGGGTTACAATGACAACGGTCAACTCGGTAACAACACTAGAACCAATAGCAGCGTGCCGGTTCTACTTGAGGATACCGGAGTTTTAGCTGGTAAAACAGTGGTTTCCTTGGTCGCTGGAGGATACCACAACCTTGCACTTTGCTCTGATGGGACCATTGCTGCGTGGGGATGGAATACGGCTGGCCAACTTGGAAATGGTATGCTGACCAATAGCAGTGTGCCTGTGGCTGTGAATGCCACAGGGATTCTCTCTGGAAAATTTGTGATGCAAATTTCGGCGGGTTTGGAACACAGTTTGGCTTTGTGCTCGGATGGTACTGTGACGGCTTGGGGCCTCAACACTTCGGGTCAGCTTGGCAATGGCAATATGATTAACAGTAAAACTCCGGTATTGGTGAGTCAAAGCGGAGTTTTAGTAGGGAAAAACGTCGTTTCCGTGGCTGCTGGGGGATATTATAGTGTTGCGCTTTGCTCTGACGGAAAGATCACGGCTTGGGGGCTCAATAGATCGGGTCAACTTGGCAACAATAATACTACTAATAGCAACATTCCAGTAATAATTAACCAAAGTGGGGTGCTCGCCGACAAAACTGTTGTTTCTGTCGCGGCGGGTGACTCTCATGGTATTGCGCTCTGCTCCGATGGTTCAATGACCGGATGGGGTTACAATGCTTTTGGCCAACTCGGGAATAATAGTAATACCAACAGTAGCGTTCCTGTACTTGTGGACAATGGTGGAGCACTCGCAAGAAAAACCATTGTTTCTGTAGCAGCTGGTTATAATCAGAGCTTCTGTATCGCAGCGGTTCAAATTTCTAGCGATCTCAATGGTCTGGTTTTGAGCTTTGGAGTCCTAAATCCGATATTCACGCCCAAAATAAACTCATACACAGCGAGCGTTCCGTTTGAAGTCAGCTCCATTACAATGGCTCCAAGCGTGGCCGATTCGACGGCTACGCTGAAAGTGAATGGAGTCACCGTTTCACCAGGATCGTCAAGCGCCTCGATCCCATTGCTTGTGGGAGCCAATACGATCAGCACGGTGGTCACGGCCCAAGACGGAACGACGACTTCGACTTACACCGTCACAGTGACGCGCGCGCCTTCGGCGGTTGCGAGTCTGGCGGGGGTGGCACTGAGTTCCGGGACTTTGAGCCCGGCCTTTTCTTCAGCAACTCAGACTTATACTGCCAGCGTTTCCAATGCGACCACTTCGATGGCCATTACCCCAGCGGTGACGGATTCGACGGCGGCGCTGAAGGTGAATGGAGTCACCGTGTCTTCTGGGGTGGCAAGTTCTCCGATTCCCTTGGTTGTGGGAACCAATACGATTAGCACGGTGGTCACGGCCCAAGACGGAACGACGACTTCGACTTACACGGTCACCGTGACTCGCGCGCCTTCGGCGGTTTCGAGTCTCGCAGGGCTAACACTGAGTTCCGGAACTTTGAGCCCGGCGTTTTCGTCAGCGAAGCAGACTTATGCGGCGAGCGCTTCCAATGCGACCACCTCGATGGTAATCACTCCAATGGTGATGGATTCGACGGCGACGCTGAAAGTGAATGGCGTCACTGTATCATCAGGTGCGGCGAGTGCCTCAATTCCATTGGTTGTGGGTGCCAATACGATCAGCACCGTGGTCATGGCGCAGGATGGAACGACTACTTCGACTTACACGGTCACCGTGACTCGTGCGCCTTCGGCGGTTTCGAGTCTCGCAGGGCTGACACTGAGTTCCGGTACCTTGAGTCCGGTGTTTTCTTCTGCCACCAATATCTATGTTGCCAGCGTCTCTAATGCGATTACTTCGATGACGATCACCCCAACGGTGCTCGATTCGACCGCGACCCTGAGAGTGAACGGCAGCGCTGTATCTTCGGGGGCTGCGAGTGCTTCGATTCCACTAACGGTCGGAACTAATACAATCAGCGCGGTGGTCACCGCTCAGGACGGCAACACGATTTCCACTTACACGGTGACAGTGACACGTTTGCCTTTGGCAATCGCGACGCTGTCTGGATTGACATGCAATTCTGGATCGTTGAGTCCGGCATTCACCAGTGGGACCACGGCCTACGCGGTAGGTGTTGCCAATGACTGCACGGGGGTGACGTTGACGCCGACGGTGAATGAGCCCAATGCCACGGTGCGGGTAAATGGAAATGTGGTTAGCACGGGGACAGCTAGCATGACGATTCCGGTGCTAGCGTCGGGCAGCAATGTCATCAACGTGGTCGTCACGGCGCAGGATGGCACGACGACTCAGACCTATGCCGTCACCGTGAATCGGCCTCCGTTGAGTGCGAATTTTGCTAGCGCCACGACGGTGCCGTTGAGCGTGTCGTCGTACGACGCGAGCGGGAACTTTGCAAATTTGTCGCTCGGGTATGCGCCGACGCCGGGAACGACCTTGACCTTGGTTAAGCTGACGGGGCTGGGTTTCATCCAGGGTCGATTCACGAATCTGGAGCAGGGGCAGTATGTTTCGCTGGTTTACCAAGGGGTGGTTTATCGGTTTGTGGTGAACTATTACGGTGGCACGGGCAATGATCTGGTGCTGCAATGGGCGAACGACCAAACTTACGCGTGGGGCGCCAACAGCTACGGTCAGCTCGGCAACAACGGCACCGGCAACAGCAGTCTGCCGACGTCGGTGCTCGGCTCTGGAGCGCTGAGTGGCAAGACGGTGGTGGCGGTTTCGGCGGGTTCCTTCCATAGTCTGGCGTTGTGCGCAGACGGGACGCTGGTGGCGTGGGGACGGAATGACCTAGGCCAACTGGGGGACAACAGCACGACCAGCAGCAGTGTGCCGGTGGCAATTACGAATTCGGGAGCACTGAGTGGCAAGACGGTGGTGGCGGTTTCGGCAGGGTACTACCACAACCTCGCGCTTTGTTCCGACGGCACTATGGTGGCTTGGGGACAAAATACCTACGGCCAGTTGGGCGATGGTAGCAAAACGAACCGTAGTGTGCCGGTCGCGGTGAGTGCGGCAGGTGGATTGAGCGGCAAGACGGTGAGCGGGATCGCAGCAGGGTATTATCACAATCTCGCGCAGTGCACGGACGGTAGCTTGGTTGCATGGGGACGGAATACCTACGGCCAGCTCGGCAATAACAGCACGACTGACAGCAGCGCGCCGGTGGACATCACGAGTTTGGGTGTGCTCAACGGTCTTACAGTGGCGCAGTTTGCCGCGGGCAGCGACCATAGCCTAGTGTTGTGCACGGATGGCAGCTTGGCAGCGTGGGGGCGGAATAACTATGGTCAACTCGGCGAAGGGAGTGGCGCGAACAGTTCGGTGCCGGTCGAAGTCGATTCGACGGATGTGCTGGCGGGGAAGATCGTGACGAGTATTTCGGCAGGCGGTTGGCACAATCTCGCGCTGTGCTCGGATGGGACGCTGGCTGCTTTTGGTCGAAACACGAGTGGTCAGCTCGGCGATGGCGGCACGACGAACAGCGGCTTGCCACTGATGGCGAATTTGAGCGGGCTCGGTGGCAAGGCGATTGCAGCCGTGCAAGCGGCCAATGGACACAGTCTGGCGCTGTGCGCGGATGGTTCGATTTATGCGTGGGGATCGAGCAGCAACGGCCAGTTGGGTAATGGTGGTACGACGAGTAGCAGTCTGCCCGTGGTGGTGACGACATCGCCATTTGGCAGCGGCGAAAGATTCATGACATTGGCCACGGGGACGAGCGCGAGCCACAGCCTGGCATTGGTGGCGATTCCGCCAACGAATACTGGATTCAGCGTGTGGGCTGCGGGTCATGCGGGTCTGTCGGATTCGACTGCAATGGGTGATCCTGACAAGGACGGGATTCCGAACGTGCTGGAGTATGTGCTGAACGGCAATCCGGCGGTGGCATCAGCTGCGGTCTTGCCGGTGGAGAGTGAGAATGCGAGTGCCTTCGAGTTTTCGTTTAGCCGGGCCGTCGCATCGGCTGCGGATACGACGCAGGTGTTCCAATACAGCACGGATCTAAATCACTGGACAGAGTTGAGTCTGACGCCGCCGACAGATGCGAGGGTCACCCTCGGCGCAGAGGATGGTGCTGGTATTCAGCCCGTGACGGTGACGCTTCCGAAGCAGGGTGACATGTCGATGTTTGGACGTTTGAAGGTCGTTAAGCCGTAGTTTGTCAGGGCGGGATGCCGTGATTCCACTGAGTAGGGCGATATGAGTGAGCAGGACCTGATCGATTCACGTAAACAACTTTCGCCTGCCAAAGAATTTACTAATTGCCGCAGAGCAGGCGGCGGCGCGATGACAAACGACTCATCAGGGAGATGATGGTGGACTGTTTGCGACGAGCAGTCGCCACTCAGCCGGTTTCTTACATGGCGACGATTGATACGAAGTCTCGACACTTATGACGGCTATTTGAAAATCCTTGCTCCATACGAGTGATCTTCTGTGCTAGTCGGAGTCTTAAATTCGAAATCCTCGCTGTGAAAACGGATGGCTTTTGATCGGATTGACACGCCGCTCGGTGAGTGAACTCGATTCAAGCCGCCGCCGCAGAGGCCTTTGTTGAAATCCTCCGCGACGCGGGTGTCCCAGTCTCAATAGGCGGCAAGGACTATCAGGCGATGGTCTCGCCCAGCGGACTTGCCGTCGATCTTGAGGAAGGTGGCTTCACCCAGGACGGCGCACTCACGGTGAGGTTGCTCGTGGCGCATCTGCCAATTCCGCAGCTTGCCCACAACGACACCATCCTGATCGGCGGCGACCGCTACAAGATCGACGAGATCAACCGCAAGCCCGGCGCAGGCATCATCGAATACCGCGTGGCCCGCCGCTGAAAACAACCACCATGAACCAAGCCATCGAAGATTACCTGGCCAGCCTGTTTACCTCCGCGCAACTGGTCTCCGCGCCCGAAGTGTTCACCGGGACCTCCTCCGACATCCGTCCGCCCGAATCCGATGCGATTCTCGTGCTGGCAGACTCGATTGAAAACGTGGTCGGCCCACTGCATCGAGCGACGATCAAGATCATGGTCTCGTCCCCCACCGACGACCGGGCGCAACACGCAGCACTCGCCCAAGCGGTAAAGGACGTGATGGAAGGCGCATTACCTGCGGCGAATGGATTTACTGTTGGAGGATTTAGGACGAAAGCCCACGCCACCGCCGTGACGGACGACGACCGCTGGCTCACCACCATCGAGGGGATTCTCGGGGTGGATTGGACGCCGGTTGACAACCCGCCTTAAGAATCATGCCAGCCACCTTCGGAGTCACCAACCTGCACGGACTCGCGCCCGCCACCGGTCACGCCCAGGAATCGTCTGCCGACGCGTCCATCGAGGTGGCCACGCTGCGTGACTCGCTCGGGGTGACGGTGGTGGCCGTGCCAAAGAAGCTGATCACCCGCAGCATCACGCTGTCCGGCAAAGGCACCGTGAATTTTGGCGATGTCGCCGCCGGTGCGATCACCAAGGGCGCGGCGTTCGTGACTTCGGTGAAGGTGACGGAAAGCAACGACGATTTCCCTTCCTTCGAGATTCAGGCAACGGCCTACGACGACATCTAACTCTTCATCATTCCCATGCCCGCAGCATTCAACGAAATCGGAGTCAAGTGCGTCACCGCCGCCCTGGTGGAAAGCGTGGACGTGCAAAAACAGCTCGAACACAAGATCATCAAGAAGAGCGATGGCGCGTTCGAGACGGGCAACCGCTACG